AGACCACTCGATTAAAAATACTCTAACCGGATGTGTGGTTCTGTATCATGAATTCGGTCATGCATTAGATTTTCGATATAATCGACATAGGCGATTCTATAGGTATGATACTGCCAAACTCAATATATCGCGCGCGGAACAAATTAAGGTTGTTTGGAAGGCTGAATGGGGATGTTTTGAATATGCTCGAAATAGATTGAGGAGATTTGGAATTAGACAGAAAGACCATTATTATCTTAGTAAAACTTGGACTAAAAAAAACTTACTTCCTCTTTGGATAAATTTATATTTAGATAGCTAGTTCTCATTTTTAAATATTTGCTGTAGTTATTTTTTCTAAGTTAGTAAAATAACTATATAAACTATTGATTATGAAAGCCTATTGTATCTCATGTGGAGCAGCAAATGACTATAAGAATGGTCAGAAGCCTGTTACCTGTACCAAATGTAAAAGGAATATCAACGCGAGCGCGGCCCCCGTACAGGTAGCAAAACCTGCTATTCCATCTCTGGCAGACCTAATGGCGCGTCAAGCACCCGCGCGACCCGTAGCAATTCATCCTTCCTTCACTATTGAAGATGACGAATTAGAACCTTATATTGATTTAGGCGGAATTTCTTCTAGTGACCTCAAATTTGATATTGAGATTGATAAACCAAATTCTATCAAACTTGGAGATGCCTTAGCAAACCCAGCGCCGCCGCCAGTTAGACAACCTAAGAATAAGACAGTAACCAAAGCGAGTAGAAAACAGGCTCTCAAAAGTATCTTGGCCGCACAAAAATCTTCTCGCTAATTCATGGAAACCGTATCTAACTCCTACTGTCCGACTAACGAAGAAATCTTGGGAAAACCCGCCAATGGAACCTCCTATACCTACGAGGAGTGCTATCCCGTAATTGATTCGGCTATTATGGCGCGCCGTCCGCGCTGGCTACTCCACCGATTAGCATGGATTGATTATGATGACGTGGCTCAGATTATCCGTTCGCACATCTTTGTTAAATTTGCATTATGGGATCAATCTCGACCATTGCTCCGATGGGTAAATCGCGTAATTACATATCAGACCACCAATATTGTTAGGAATAGCTATACATCATTCGTGCGTCCCTGTAATAACTGCGCGGCTAACGAGGGTGGTAACCTTTGCAGGATATATGAAACACAATGTAATGATTGTCCGCTCTTTGCTAAATGGGAAAAGGGTAAAAAGAACGCACATGAAATAAATTTAGCGGAATCTTATCAAGAACTAGAGCCGTGGCATAAGAATCTCGCCGGGGATTGTCCATCAAAAGTATATGATAAGATTGACAGGCTTCACGAAGAAATACTCAAACGACTAACCATTGTTCAAAAGAAAGTTTATCGTTATCTATATATGGACCATAAATCTGAGCTAGAGGTGGCAAAACTTATGGGGTATCGTACATCCGAAAAGTATAGAAGCCCCGGCTATAAGCAAATTGAAAAGTTTAAAAAGCTATTTCTGCTTACCGCGAAAGATGTAATGAAAGAGACCTTAGATGTAACTAGTTGATAATAGTTAAAAGTCTCGTTTGTTAATTAGTTGTTCTCAATTCTATATATTCGTGTAAAGGGTTATTAACTTACACTTTAAATGGACGAAATAGACCCAGAATCTTTATTCGGAGATAAAAAACTTCAAGAAATATCTAAAAATAATATTGTTTTAGATAATGACCGCGACATTATCCTGTCCGAGAATCAAAAACAGGCGATTCTCAAGGCGTGGCATGCGGATTCCGCTAATCCTCCATCTATTAAGCAGTTAGTTGATACGCTCTACCCTCATATGGGGTTAGATGGACGCTCCAAACAAGGAAAAGCAATTAAGGAGTTTCTTTCTACCTTTTCTTTGGCACCAAAAACCTCCGCGCCACCTGAGCGACAACCCGACTACGAATTAAATCACGCCGAGACCGAGTTTATCAGAAACAATTTTGTTTCTATGAAAACTATGGAGATGGCCAAGCATTTATGGGGACCACACGCCACTCCTCTTGATAGAGAATCGCGCGCATTGGTAAATTTTTTACGCGAATTAAACTATAGGCCAGAAGACAACGAAAATCCCATTGAAGAAAATGGCGACATGTTTGTGCCGCCTAAAACTTATACAAAATGTCTGAATCTGGTAAATCAATATGCCTACAATGTTATTGATTTTCACAATGCTTCAGAAAAGGAGAAGAGAGGAGTTGAAACGCTCATCAGATACCTCCATTCACCCCGTTTTGTTCATACGATTAATAGCTATCAGAGTAAGCGGCATCATGAACTATTTTTATCTGAGTTTATTCGTACTACCTATGATAAACCCGACTTAACCGCTGACGAACTCAACCTTTATATTAACCTCTGCTGTGACTATGTGTTAGGTATTATGATTCAGAGGGAGATTGAGATGTTAAGCGAGACCATGCGCGAAATCTTGGAAGATCCAGATAAAAAAAGGAACCTAACTGATGGTTTCTCTAAAACAATTTCTGCGAAGACTCAAGAATATAATGATTGTTTAAAGAGGCAGAAAGATTTAGTTAAAGAACTTAATGGAACAAGGTCTGCGCGTTTGAATAAGCAAGCTAATATGAATCACTCGGTCCTGTCTCTAGTAGAATATTGGAGAGAAGAAAAGAAGAGACAGAAGATGGTACATGTGGCCTCGATGAAGAAACAACTAGTTGGCGAAGAGATTAACAAGCTACTTTCTGTCGATTCAATCCGCTGCGAAATCTTTGGCGCAGTTGCTAACCCCGATACACTCTAATGCCTAAAAAAGTTGCGCGCACCGATAAATTAACTGGAGAACTACTTAAAAATCAAACTGATTTTTACCGTAATCGGTCCAATCTAGTCAAACATTTTCAATCTATCCCGGTAGAAGAGGCGCGGCAGATTACCATAGATATTCTGAGTGATAGAAAAGAGCGTAAGAGTGTGGAGTATGCTCTGTATTCTACGGAACTCAAAACAATAGTCGCACCCTCTATTGCACTGTTAGAAAAAATTGGGATTGACTATCACGATGTATGTAGAGAGGTCGGCCTTAAACATAAGTTTAGGTATAAGACTCCTACGGTTAAATTTACCGCGAAAAATTTGCCACAAATCATTATTGATACGAGGGAGCAAACACCGGTAAACTTTGAAGATTATAAAACCGTAAATCTCGGACTAAAAGTAGGGGATTATTGCGATGCCGAGGATGTTTCGAACAATATTGTGGTTGAGAGGAAAGCGTTAGGCGACTTTATCTCTACATTGTCAGGGGGTTATGAAAGATTTCAAAGAGAAATTGAAAGAGGTATCGCTTCTAACACCCAGATTGTAATATTAGTAGAATATAATCTATCAAAGTCTATCTCTTTTAACTATCTACCGCAATGTCGATTTTCCAAGTGCCGCCCCGAGTTTATATTCTCAAGATTACGCGAGTTGATGCAAAAATATACCAATATTCAATTTCTATTTGTTAATGGAAGAACTGAATCTGAAAGAGTAATTCCTATAGTTTTATCTCATAAATCTGATATATTTAAATATGATCTACAATTAATGTATGAAAGAAGGGTTTTATGATAGAGTTCGGATATCATAGTAAAGAGGTAGTCGAGGCATACTCTAATAAGAGATTCGAAGAAATCTCAGGATACTTGCAGCAAGATGAATCCTGTAGAACCCTAGCAGAATTCTTACGTTATAATATTAGTTTCGCCGTTGAATTATTATTTGGTATTAAGATTTTTCCATATCAGGAGATACTAATTAAAAATTGGTTTGAGAATAATTTTTGTATAGTAACTGCCAGTCGAGGCGGGGCCAAGTGTATTGATGAAAACGAAGAGGTTTTAACCGAGCGCGGCATCATTAAAATTAAGGATACTATTATCGGAGATAGAATTCAGGCTATCAACGGTGTTCAAACTATCTTAAATAAATGGGAAAACCCATTAGAGGATGGATTTACTGTAAAATCTTATCATGGCATGGAGTTTACCGGAAAGATTGGCCATAAGGTATATACGTTTGATGCTCTCAATTGCAGTTTTGAATATAAGAATATTGAAGATTTAAAAATTGGGGATACGCTAGCGGTTCGAAAAGGTCCGAATGTGTGGGGGAACCAGAGTATATTGGATGGATTTAAAAAAATCAACAATCACTACGCTATCAAAGATATTGTTTTAACAGAGAACGCCGAGCTATATTATTTGTTGGGTCTTATACTGGGAGATGGTTGTATCCGAAGCGATAACAATAATTTAGTGGCGATTACCTCGGAAGATACCGAGATATTAGAATTTATTGAAAGAAAATTTAGGGAAATTTGTCCGCATAGCTCTATTATCAAAAGTCACAAAGGGGGTAATAAAGCGTCAGAAGTCCGCATATATAATAAAACTTTAGTGGAGTTTTTAGCGCATGTTGGCTTTAATCCGCGTGCATATGCTCACGAAAAAACTATTCCGCATAAAATTAAGCAGGCGTCAAAGGAATATGTCGGAGCGTTTTTATCAGGACTCTATGATACCGACGGAACGCTACAATATGGCATAAACGAAGCAAAAACTAATTCTAAGAAAATTGCTATTGATATATGCTCTTCCTCTAGGATTTTAATCCGTGAGGTGCAGTCTCTATTATTAAACTTCGGGATATTATCGAAGGTAAGGCGGTGTCATGTGGGACAAAGAGGATTTATTATTATGGGGAAAACCTGTAATACTCATGACGCCTATACTGTTTCGTTTGGTAACTACGAAAACGCCAAAATCTTCTATCAAAATATTGGATTTAGATTATCTCGCAAACAGACGCTTTTGACTCAATATTTGTCTAATAAAATCTTATCGACTAATTACGATAGTAATTTAATTAAGGGGTTAGGTCAATATATCAAAAATAAATATAAGACTGGCTGTATTAAATGTGATGGATATGAAAGAAAAATTAGGTTACATTCTTCGATTTCCCCTGAACGTTTAGGATTTTTACGTGAGCGGGCGCAAATTTTAGATGAATCTGACCGTCAAAAGTTTGGCCATATTATAGACAACAATTTTGCTTTTACTACCATCACGGATATAGTTCCGACTCAAACTCGCACTATTGATATTACGGTAGACAAAGAAGAGTGCTATTGGTCTTCGGGATTTATCCACCATAATAGCTTTACGATTTCTATATTTTGTTTGCTTTACCTAATATTTAATCCCGGTGCTAAGATTATTCTTACCTCGAACGTGTTTCGTTCTTCTCGCCGACTAATGGAACAAATGGAACAGTTTATCAATGCTAAAGGTGCAGAATTATTAAAACAATGTTTTCCTAACGATATCCGCCGCTCAACCGATGCATGGAGACTCGAATCAAACGGTGGATTTATTAAAGCCCTACCTCTCAACGATAAGATTCGCGGAGAACGCGCCGACATTCTAATTGTGGATGAGTTTTTGCTAATTCCCGAACAAATTTATAGCTCAATTCTATTCCCATTCCTTACCGCCAAGAATAACATCCAAGACCAGATGGAAATTATGGATCTTGAAACAGCCCTAATTAAACTAGGGAAAATGAAAGAGGAAGACCGCACGGTTTTAGAAAGTGATAAAAAGATTATTGCGTTAACTTCGGCGTCTTTTACATTTGAATTTTGTTATCAGATTCATCAGGCGTGGAGTGAGAAAGCGGTTAAGCCAGATAAGGCAGATGGACAGAAATACTTTACGGCGCGGCTTCCTTATCTCATGCTTCCCGAACAGCTAGTAGAGGCTTCTGTAATCAACGAGGCCAAGTCTGGTGGCGAGAACACTCCATATTTTAAGCGGGAATATTTGGCCATGTATATCTCCGGTTCAGATGGATTCTTCAACTCTAAGTTTATGAATGACTCGACTGCCATGTTGGGGGAGTATCCTTGGGTTCAACTTTATGGTGAAAAATCTAAAGAGTATATTCTAGCAATCGACCCCTCATTTTCTTCTGGTAAGCGTTCTGACTTTTTCGCTATGGGTCTATATCTAGTGGATAAAGACCGTGAAACTATTACATTGGTTCACAGCTATGCGGCGGCGGGTGGAGACTTAGACTCTCACATCTGTTATCTACACTACCTGTTGCATAATTTTAATCTTGTATTAATTACTGCTGACTTACATGGAGGCGGCGGCGAGAACTTCAACTTTATTGAAACGGCCAACCAGTCCCTCTTATTTAAATCGACCGGTACTAAGATTGGCTTCTTTAATGGAAGTTTTGACGAAAACTCTAACGACAATAAGATAGAGGAGTACTGGAAAATGAAGAGTAGTTATAACCAAACCTCTATGAACATATGCTATACTCAACGTTTCCATAGTACAGAATGGCAAAAACGCGCCAATGAGTATATGGCGCATCAAATTCAGCGCGGTAAAGTATGTTTTTCCTCTAGCTTATTTAATAATGACCAAGTATTCAAAACGGTACGTGAAATGGCATTACCGGGAAATCTCAAAGATGACAATGGCAAGGCTTACGATGTGGGATATCTGGCAGAACGCCAAGATTATCTAATTCAAGAGACCAAGAACCAGATTATGTTGATTGAGCCTAGAATGTCTATTACGGGTGGTATTACATTTGACCTACCAGCGGCGGTTAAGTCGATTAAAGGAGAAAAAAGGGCGCGTCGAGACAACTATACTTGTGCGCTTATGGCATGTTGGGCCGCTAAGTTCTATATCGCATTCTCAAAGAACGAATATAAGGAAGACTACCAAGAATGGGTTCCTAAGTTGATAGTTTAGTGTAAAATAATAGTGTAACTTTAATTAAAATGTGTGTAACTCAAACAAATAACGATTTTTATGGCTGGTAAAAGGACTACAAGAAAAGCTAAACAAGAGATGATCTATCGTGACGAATCCGGCGATCTTCTCTTCGGGTTTGCGGGTGATTCATGGAGTTCAGAATTCGAACGTCCTAAATTTAATATGAGTGCCGCCTATAATGATGTTCCTAATCGTATTAAGAGCGCATTTACAGCGGGTGCTAAGCAAGCTATCTACCCAATGATTAATGCTTTGCCGTTACCCTTTAGCTTTGACGGACCTTATATTGATATCGCCGACGTAGTGGATTTATGCCAAAAAGCATACTTTGGTGTGTCAATTTTCCGCCAAACCATTGATATTATGACTGAGTTTTCTAACTCAGAAGTATTATTCAAAGGGGGTACCGTACAGTCCCGTGCCTTTTTCAAGGATTGGTGGACTAAGATTGATGGATTTAATCTTGGAGATAAGTTTTACCGCGAATGGTTTAGGTCGGGCAACATTATTCTCTTCCGTATGGATGTGTCGGCTGAGTCAGAGGTTATTCGCCGCATGCGTAAGGCATATGGGGTAGAAATCAAAGCGGCAGAAGTAGATATCCCCTTAAAATATATCATATTGAATCCCGCCGAGCTTAAATTACTGAGCGCCGGAAGTTTCTATGACGGCGAATATGTAAAGAAACTATCCAGCTATGAACTCAATAAGATTAATAGTTTATCTGAAAGCGAAGGGGTAGTATTTCGTTCAAACTTGATTAAAGACAGTACTGGTAAAGTAAGTTTCTTAAAGTTAAACTCAGATCAGACCTATTTTATCTTTGCTAAGAAGCAGGACTATGAACCGTTTGCTGTGCCCATGTTTTATACGGTTCTTGACGATATTGATCTTAAGCTTCAGTTCAAGAAAATTGAGAAGATTGCATCGCGAAGCGCAGAGTATATTATTCTGTTGGCTAAGGCGGGTAGTGACACCATCCCTAATCCAAAGGCACTCTCTGCCCTTCATGAGATTTTTAGCAAAGGAACAATCGGGCGATTCTTAGTAGCTGACCACACTACTGAACTTGAGTTTGTAATTCCTGATATCAATAAGATACTTGGACCAGAAAAATATAAGCAGGTCAACGAGGATATTGCTTCTGGCCTCATGAACATCTTCATGGGTGATGATAAATTTGCCAACTCTTCAATCAAAACCAATATCTTACTGGAGAGGATTAACGAATCGCGCCGTGCATTCTTAGAGAACTTTCTGAATCCTGAGATTCGCCGCATTTCTAAGGTTCTTGGCTATTCCAAATATCCCGAAGCATATATGGCCGAGGTAGACTTACAGGATAAAGTTGCTTATGCTCGAATTATTGCCCAGTTAATGGGAATGAATGCGCTAACTAACGCGGAGGGTCTTGAGGCACTTCAAAATGGATATTTGCCTACGCCAGAAGAGTCAATCGAGAATCAAAAGGTATTTAAAAAGCTTAGAGATGAAGGGTTGTATGAACCAGTATTGGGCGGCTCTAATCAGGACGATCCAAACGAAGCAGGTGGGCGACCAGATGGTAAAGGTACTAAACAATCATCTAAAA